CACACCGGAGACCTGGTGACTCTCGACGTGCCCCAGGGGGAACAGATAGAAGATAAAGGGAAAGGGGATCGTGTAAACAAAAAAAGGGGCTATAAGAGGAATAGGTTTGCAATTCAGAGTTTATTGGCTATTGGGGGGGGTGCGTATGGGGTACTCAAAACGGCTTGCCGTAAATTGAGAGCGGGTGGAAGCAGTCAAGATTTGGTAAATTACATTGGTACGTATGATGGTAACCCGACCGAGGGTTACAATTTCCAAGTTCCGTTTTCAGCTATATCGTTCAATATCTTTGGTGAGGAGAAATATATTGTTCATGGGATCGAGGATGTGTATTGCAGTATTAAAGTCAATTATAATGCCTCTCCAGGTTCAATTTTTAAGGAGGGAGGCGTTAAAACCAAGATAGCATCGATTGCTGGAATGACACAAATCTTCGAAATGATCTACAATAGTTGGACCTTAACCGAATCAAGTGGTCTCACATTTCCTGAGGTGTGGTCTGTTGCGTCACGGCCAAAGCTCGGTGAGATAGAAAAGTTTGCCATCAAAGCACGAAGCCACCAGCCATGTGGGAGGGCAATTTCAGTTGCGTCGGGAATGGAACAATTGCTCGGAATGCCCGTATGGGATCCTCTCATGCGGGCATGTGAGAACAATTTCAAGTCGTTCCATTCCCCCATATGCATCGGAATAAACAAATATGGGCATGATTGGGTTTCAATTGGCAAGAAGTTGGCTGGTCATGATCTCATCTATGTCGGTGATTGGTCAAAGTTTGATCAAAGTGTTCCAAGATTTTTAATTCTCCATGCGTTAAGGGTGATTGAGGCCGCGCTCAATCTTAAGCATGATCCAACGAGACGTTATTGGGCCAATTACAAACGCTATTTTATTGATAACATTATTGACAAAACTTATATGATTGATAAGCGTTATATTAGACAGGTTCATAGTGGTATACCGTCAGGTTCACTATGGACCAGCCTAATCGATTCCATTATCAATTATATCGTAATTAAGGAGATATTGTTGGACATGAAGGTTTGTGGGGCTACGATATATGTATACGGGGACGATCATATTGTAGCAGTAACGCACGCTAGCGATCGATTGCTGAAGAAGTTTAAGGGGTCATTCATTAAAAGGGCAAAGAAATTCTTCGGCATGAAAGCTTCAAGTGACGACTGTTACGTTACAAAAGGTTCTACAGTTTGTGTTGGTTATAGAAGGCCACTCTATCCTCCAGGTGACTATTTATCTGGGGGGACTCGTTTTTTTAAAGCCTGTAGGATACGAATTTAGCAATGAACCTTTTAAAGAGTATGATCATAGCCTAGGTACAACTCATCGTTGGAACTATGTTTTTAGTAGGAGACCAAAGTTTCTATCGTTTTACTGGTCAAAAGATTATAAACCAATCCGTCCCCTAATCGAAACGATTGAGAGGATCGTGAATCCAGAAAATAATGTGGGGAATCCAGCAGATAACGAGGCGGTCTTATTGAGTCATCTTATTGACAATTTCCAGAATGACCATGCCTGTAATTGGATTTATCACCTATTATACGATAATGAACACCTCAAGATGTTGTATGATTGGGACCGGAATGTGTTTCCCGATAAGTATAATCTTTTTAATAAGTGGAGCAATTATTCAATCAACTTCAAACTACCATCACGGAGGAAGGGAGAGCGCGCATGGTACCGTAGGAGAAAGAACGTTTTTAACTTAGAGCATGACAGGTCAATGATGTGGTTCAACAGAATTTTTGAGATGCATATGCAAACTGCTGTGAAGGTGACTAAGAGACTTGGGGAAGAGGGACACAGATTTTCATCTAGATATTTGATACAGGAGCTTGTGTTGAGAGGTCTCAAGGGAAAAGAGTTTGCGAGAAGGGTTTCACTACGTACGAAAATGTATAGGGATTATTTGGAGGATGGAAATTTCGATAAATTTGATTTGAGCGATATGGAGAAG